ACAAACATCAGTGGGTCGCATAACTTCATTTCATATGTTTGAGTACCTGCTCTAGGTCTTTGTACGTTGTTGAGTTTATATACTCTAAATATCTTCTCAAGTTCTTGGTCTATTTCATCTCTTTCAGTGCTTATATGAACACGAATATGTTCTTGTCCAGTAAAACGATAATTTTTTATTAGGTTTACACTATCTATAAGAGTTATATCTCCTGTAACAAATTTAGAATTAATACTTTCATACAGACTGAACCCTGCTGTAATTGACTGTATATCAATCGACTTACCGTCACCATTTACTAAGTGAACGGCTTTTAAATTGAAAGCTTGGTGTGGTGTTGTTACGTCTCCCTCAGGCAACTCGACTGGTGTTGTAGAAACTTCTGTCATGATATAACCCTATTCCTAACCATTACTCATTAATCTTTCAAACTCTCTTAATACAGAAGTTATTTTTGAAGGAGAAATAATTTTAATTAATCTTTTCTTCTCATTCTCTTCATATTCTTCAGTATAATATGTAACTGGGCTCCACCCCGAACCACCATAAGTTCGCCTGTTTCCTGTTGAGTCAACGTAATGGTGGACTCCGTCTTTTGCATCTGAAACTGAATCTACTGTAAAAGAAAGATTAGTTCCATCAATGATTTCTTGTTGCCACTGTTCGAATGCAGTCCTATCGTCAGGTATCTCTTCATTTTCTAACTTTGCAGTAGAAAGCTTTGTACTAGAAACCATAACGTCAGTTGCTTCAATAATATCACCTTGAACAACTAAACGATTGAATGTTGGGTCAACAGATTGCACACTTACTTCTTTAGTTCCTGATGTAAGTGTCTCTCCGATTAGAATCTTGTTGTCGTGTTTCCAACCGAGAGGATTACTACTGTTAACCAGTTTAGTGTCATAGGTAGGTGTTGTAACTATATCACTAGAATTTACTACAATTAGATTTTGTCCTTGATACTTTTCTGCGATATAATTTTCAAAAACCTCGAAGTCCATAAACCAGTCATAGTAATTCTCAAAGTCATTAACTAAAAAGAAAGTCCAATGTAAATCACCGTCACCATATAGTTTACTTGCAACCACATCAGGTCGGTCTCCTTCCATGACTTCATAAGTTTGATATTCAACTATTGAGTTAAGAGCTGAAGATTCTACTTTTGCTTTGCGAAAGAAATCTTTAATCCTAACAACTTTTCCTGTATTAAGGGTGTACTGTAAAGTAGGGAAATTTTTAAATAATTGAGTAGCCATTTTATACGTTTGCCTCTGGATTTACACTATCCATACCACCTATGTCTTTACCATAAGCTGATATCCTTTGATAACTCTCTTGAGTTAATAGTTTTATTTCTTTAAATTTTAAACTCATTGATGAAGAAACTGGTTGTCCATTTGCAAAATAAGCAATCTTGTTACCATTAAAGTGGTCAACACTACAATCTTCTAATACCATTGGCAAAAATCCATCTACCTTCGATGCGATAGGGCCGTCAAATGACACTTTAAAAACATTTGGATAGTTAAAAAAGTTTTCTGGCGCTTTTCCACCGTGAAACTCCTTTGCAGCTGCATCCATCTCTTCGTCTCCAAATGATGCTCCATAAGTATCAGGTAACATTGCAGTTCTGAATGTGTATATAATCTGATTAACTGTTTCTGCTTCTAGTTCATTTTTTGGATAAAACTCATAATCAAAAGTAAAACTTCTGAAACCAATTCCCTGAAACTGAGCTTCATGCATGGGGTTTACAGCCCTTCCTTCCTTCAAATTTTTTATATTACCACTTAAACCATTCAAAATACTTATGACTTGGTTTTGTATCATAGCTCCACCGCCTTGCTTTATTGCATCTAGGCCCGCTTGAAACTTGTTTCCTTTGGCCGCACCTGAAACATCTTCCATAATTTTATTCATTTGCCTGGCTCCTAATCCAGTTTCTTGGCCATCATATTGGACACTTGTTTCACTAGTGATTCCATCAGGAACGTATAATACTATATCAACCTCTTCTTCGGACATTAAATTTGTGGTGTCTTTAGCTGTTCCGCCTAACCACTTAGGAGCTGTTCCCTTTCTTCTAGGTTTTATGTTAAAGACTATATTATTTTCAAGTAAATCACCATGAGGATAGATTAATTCTGTAAATTTATTTGAAGGAGTTTGTTTTAAAGCTCTCCTATGTTTTTCACTTTGGGAAAAAGTTGTCGTGTCTCTTTGCCTAGATTTTTGTAATAGACTTTTTGCAGCTTCTGCTTCCTCTCCAAGTTGGTCGGTTACACTATCGTAGTTTAAACTGTTAATCTTTGATGATATTCCTTTCAAGGAATTGATTGCAGATTTTGCCTTGTTTACCTTATTGATTAATTTACTTAGTCCCATGTGATATAAATATTCCTGAAAGTTATTATAGAGTTATTGTTATTTATGTCATATAAAGGTCGGTTTCGCCCAAAGAACCATAAAAAATATAAAGGAGACCCCACAAAGGTATATTATCGTTCTTTATGGGAACGTAGGTTTATGAACTATTGTGACACTACACCTTCTATATTAGAATGGAATAGTGAAGAGATTATCATTCCATATGTTTCACCTATAGATAACAAAGTCCATAGATACTTCCCCGACTTCTATATCAAAGTAAGAAACGTATCGGGTAAGGTTGTGCGTGAGATTATAGAAGTTAAACCTAAACGACAATGTGAACCACCCAAAGTCCCCAAAAGAAAAACACAAAGATACCTGAGAGAGGTTGTAACCTATGGAGTCAATCAAGCAAAATTCAAAGCTGCAGAAGAGTATTGTAAAAATCGTAAATACAATTTCAGAATATTGACCGAAGAACACCTCACTTAAGTATAAATAGATATATGTCTACTATATTTGAAGAATTAGAAAATCTTAAACCCGAAGAGGTTGGTACGCATACACAACTTTCATTAGAGTGGTTTAGAACAAATATTAGAAGAATCTTTGATAGAAGAAACAATGAAAAAGTTTATCTTGACGGAACTAAAGTAGGTGAGATTCAAGAAGGGAATATGTACATGATGTTTTATAATGCTAAGACAAAAAAGAAACTGCCTTGGTATGATAGATTTCCTTTAGTCATTCCTTTTGATAAAAGGTCAGTTGAGAATGGATTTTATGGAATTAACTTACACTACATTCCACCATTGTATCGACAAAATCTATTGGAAGAAATGTACAAGTATTCAAAAGGTGAAGGTGTTGAAATTGATTATCAATACTTCAGAAGTGTAAGTAGATTAAAACCTGCGATACCATGTATAAAAAGGTATCTTTATAGTAGAATTAAAAGAGTACCTTTACAAGTACAAAAAGAATATTGGGACGTAGCTGCAATGCTACCAACTGCAAATTTTGGGAATGTTAACACAAATACAGTGTATGCAAATTCTAGGAAACAAATGTAATGGGATTTTTAAAAGACATATTTACAAGTAATGTTGGGTCATCTATAGACCAACTAAAGTATAACTTCGACCAAGGCGCAAGAGGAAACAGATTTGATGTCAACTTCTTTTTGCCTGGCACTTTTGGTTATAATGAATCGACAAATGCTGGACAAAGTGTAACAGATTCTGCATTTGACGGAACTGATAAAGCAACGCATGGTGGAAAGGAAATTAGAGAAATTGTTGTAACAGGAAAAAGGAAAACAGGTTGGACGGGAACAACAGATAGTAGAGTAATGGGTCTCAGAGTAGAGTCGTGTTCTTTGCCTGGCAGAAGTATTGATACTACCACGTTTTCAGAATACGGTGCAGAAAGAACTTTACCAACTGGGACAGTTGACGATGGTGGAACAATAGACTTTACTTTTATATGCGACCAAAGCTTTGCAGATAGACTAATTATTGAAGCATGGCAATCAATGATATATTCAGGTGGAAAGATGACTCCAGGCGGAACCATAACACAAGACAATTACATTGCAGGCGAAGGTGAAATAGGAGAGTCATATGGAGGCAATCAGGGTGGTACTATTGAAATGCCTAAGTTAGGTTGGTATGATGATTATATTGGAAGAGTACAAATCATTCAACATAGAACTGATAGAAAAGATACAGAAGATACAAAAAGAAATGCACTTGAATACACACTTCATGAAGCATATCCAGTTGAGTTTGATGACCAAACATTAAGTATGGACGAATCAGGTATAATGAAGTTCAAATGTACCTTTGCATACAGGTACTGGCAATCGAAGTACATACCAGCACCTGAGAGAAGTTTCCTAAATAAAGGAAGAGTATTATTAGATTCACTACTTCAGGGTAGTAATCTATTAAGTAGGTTTGGAAAAGAAGGAAAAGTCCGTAAAGCTTTAACAAATCTAGACACAAGAACCACTGAAATTAATAATTTAATTGGTGGTTAATTACAATATGGAGTAAATTATGGGATTACCAATCCAAAAAGCACCTAAACATAAGTGCAAACTTAGTGATGGGACTGAGGTAACATTCAGACCATTTCTAGTTAAGGAACAAAAATATTTGTTACTTGCGAAAGAGGGAAAGAACGGCGAAGAAGTGATGAATGCTACTAAAGAACTTATATCTTCAGTAACGGAAGGTGAAGTAAACAGCGACACTTTAATGTTGGCAGATTTAGAATATCTATTTTTACAGATTAGGGCTAAGTCAGTCGGAGAGACTTCAGAAATGGTTTTATCATGCCGTGATAGAAATTGTGGTGGAACAGGAAAAACATCTATAGACTTATCTAAGGTAAGTATAAAGTTTCCTGAAGAGCAAATAGATAGTACAGTTAAGTTAACTGATACACTAGGTGTAACCTTAAGACAC